CTGAGATGTATGTGTAGTAAATGTCTTCGCTCTCTAGACGAATAAATCCAGATCCAGCTAGTCCAACCACCGAGTTAAGCGTTATCGTGGTGTCCGTGGAAGTGATGGCTCCGTCCAAGACCGCACTCGTTGGATTAGTCTCGCCAGATAACCTCTGAACCCAGACTTGGATTGGTCTGGCTTGCTGGAGTTTGTTTGGAATGGTCGCATAGGTGGAGACGCTAATGCGTGTAATAGTCAAGTCAGCTTGCGTAGAAGAAGTATTAGAACCAGTCCGGATAACCTGTTCTAGCAAGTCTATAGTATCTGTAGGCAATGCGTATGTGGCTAGGCCGGGAGTCAAGTTAATGAATCCCTGCTCCATAGTCCACATATTGATACCCTTGTTCTGCCACTCAATAGTCATCAAGTTCATTGAACGACGGGCAGTTCTCAGGTCATAGCCAGAACGCATTTCACGACCAGCACGTTCCCATGCTTCCTCGGCAATCTCCGTGAAGTCTAAGTTAAATAGGGTAGAGCCGGTAGTGGTCATGTCAATCCTAGAAATCTTTTATTATTTCTGCGCTGTTTTGGCTGAGTCAATAAATGCCTGAGCCGTGGGCGCGCCCTTCTGTCCGGGCTTACGCATCTTTTCTTTAGAGCCAGCAGCTATGCGCTTTCTCTTAGCATTGATATTGGCATACAAGCCAACAGGCCCACCTTCAGCATACTGAGTAAAGTCAGTATCGTCTCTGCGTGCCTTGCGTACACCCTTGGGCATTTTGCTGGGGGAGATGGCCCCCATCCCACGGCTGGCTAACATATCAGCACTTTCCGCCGTAACTCATCTTAATCATAGTGCCTTTGGTTTTGCCCTTAGTGCAGCAACCATCAGCACGCTTAGATGCAGAAGAGACTTTACCTCCACTGGCATAACCCATAGATTTAATCTTAGAACGAGCCTTCTCGTCTTCAACATCTATCTTGGCTTCTTCCATCTTTGCACGAGTCTCTGGATAAATGACTTCATCCAAAGAACCGGGTGTACGACGGGGCTTATATTGCTTTGCAGCTGCTGGTGTCATTGGCATGATTTAGCACTTTCCGCCACGTTTCATGGCAATCATTGTTCCCTTGGTCTTGCCTTTAGTAGCAACACCGTCTGGCGTTTTACCTGTTTTAACAGCGCCCATCTTAGATGGAGCCATGCCGCCTTTAGCAAGCTTGGTCATAGCTTCACCTTTGTGCAAACGGCCTTCGTGTTTGTTCACGGCCTTCTGCATCATCTTCTTGTCCATTTTGACGTCTTCGTGTTTCATATCGCCACCTTTAGAAAATTTCTTGCCTTTATCGGCAGTTACAAACTCTTTGCCCACAGACATGGGCACTCCGGCTTTCTTAGCAAACGATGGCGAATGTGCAATCGCGGCCATGAAATTATGTTGAGCTTTACTCTTACTTGGCATCATTATCCTTTTTGCCGAATAAGCTGGTCAATCTTTTCTTCCAACCTGTTAAAGCGTTGGTCAATGTGGTCAGTAATTCGTTCCACTTCTGCTTGAGTAACGTTATCACGAGCAACCTCCTCACGAGTTTTGTTCAAGAGAATGCTGATACGAGCCAACTCTCTGAACTTTTCGTTCATCATGTAGCCAATCAAGCCGACGATAATTGTTAGGATTGTTGACCATACTGTGTTTAGCTCTAGCATTTCCAAGCTCTAAGTGATTTGTTTATGCGTGAGTCTGGGTCTTTGGCGGTTTTGGCGGATGTTAATTTCTTTTTCATCCCTTCCATCCTCGCACAGAAAGAGTCCTTGCGGGAGCCGCCTTCTGGCTGGGGCGGTTTCAAATTCATGCCTTGCTTTTTCGCGGAGGCGCGACCCTTCGCATTCAAGCCACCCTTCGGATTCTTGCCTTCTTTTCTCTGCCATGCTGGACTCTTAGCCATTTGCTACTTTCAGTTTGGTCTTACGAATAGCTTCTAACAAAGGTATTACTACTTCTTCACGGAAGTTATTCTCAAACGTTTCTGTTCCAACGTGAGGAAGACTGATGTCCACATCTGCATGAATCTTAAATCCATGCTCACGAGCGCGGTCGCAGAACAAATAGTCTTCACCAAGGTAGTGGTCATCAATAATCTTGAAATCAAACACGCCACACACTTGCTCACCCTTAAAGTTATAAAACCACTCAGGATGCGATGTCACCATAGTCTCTAAGACATGGCGTTGAATCAACATAAAGCCTGTGCCGACGCGCTTCAA